TTAGAATTAGAAAATCTAGTATACTTTGGGATAGTGCCAACCTCTTTAAAATAATATGGATTAATGTATTGGTAATAGATAGATTTCTTGTTACTATAATATTCAGAGGTAACTACATCTTTACCACTAATTGACTTAACATATTCTGAAATCAAGTCAATATTTGGGTTGGGTGGTATTAACTCATTAATCCATTCTAACGGGAGGTGAGGGTTTATTAAAAATTTTGAAGTGCAGCAAGCACTTCATCAGTCACTGGAATAAATGAATTTATTCCGGACGTAGAACCAGAAACATGGAAACCAACAACTTTTCCTTCAGAATCAAATAAAGGGGATCCACAATCTCCAAAATCAGTACTTATGGTATGTAGAATGCCAGTTGTTTGTCCAGTTCCAAGACGTATATAGGGTGAATTTTCACGGTACGAAACCATAGCTACAGTCATCTGATTGTCAGGCTTACGCAATGACACAGATGCTGATGACGCCAATCCCGGTATACGAGCTGCAATCAAATCATCATGTCCAATATTCTTAAAAGAATTTCGTGCAACTAAATAAGTAGTTGTCCCAGAAGAGACAATTATGTCTTCATCGGCTTCAAATCCATGCGCAGTAGTGATTAAGTACTGGCCATATATAAAACCATTGTTGACAAATTTCAACTTACCATTGTCTCTGACGATGAGCTTACAAAGTCTGTTTTCGATGGGTCTAATGTTTCTAAAGGCGGGAGAGTTGGTGCGAGATTCGTTAGTTCTTTGCAATAACTCCACAGCCACACGCTTATCAATATCGTCGTAACATACGTGTCGACTACCTGACTTGTCATGTTTCTTACACTTAAAACACCTAAATCTTGAGGACTCTTGTTGACGCGTAACACGTATTCGTCCCTTGTCGGTATCGATAGAAGCAGACGAAATCGGGTCACTAAAGAGCCTGTCGAGGTATGTAACAAAAGCACTAGAAGTAATTGGAACATCACCACTAGCCACATGAACAGCAGCGTTAGGATCGAAATTGTAAACATTGTAACTAGCTTTGTTGCCTTTGATAAGTCGAGAACCTTTACGCGTTTCCTGAATCTTCGTGTCTTTTCCACTAAATAATCCATTACAAAACAAATTGCCGCGGCTTTCGCCAAAAGGAACGGAAATCGGGTTCTCCAATCGAACAGGCTGTACGGTGACTGGCCTCCCTCGATTAGACAAATACTTTGTGACACAGAAAGTTACTATAGCAGTCCCAACAATAGAAAAAGCTAACTTCACTTCCAAAGAATGATCTTTAGTCCATTGAATAACGGGCTCAGCCCATGCTGGTCTATTCTCTTTCTTCCAAAATCTCCAAGACTGTTTAGTCTGAGTAGTGTCCACATCATCAGGAACATTGCGAATTCGATTTTTCTTATCTCG